TACCGTTCTTCCTGCTGGGTTGATCGATGATATCAGTGGGACCGACGTTGCGGCGCTGGCGGCGATTGATCAGGCCCGTGTCGAGGCGATCAATTCGGTTACGCCATATGGTGCGAATGCCTTCATCCTGTCGCAACTTGGCGGCCAGTTTGGCATCCCACAAGGTGTGGGAGCGAACGGGAGCGTTTATGTCCAATTCACCGGCCCAGCTGGCTACGTCCTGCCGAGAGGGTTTCTAGTTGGCGATGGCACCAATCAGTATTCGCTTCAAGATGGCGGGGTGATTCCGGCGAGTGGCACGACAACGCTGCTCTATGCCGTTGCTACGAATAGCGGAACGTTCGCCATTCCGGCCTCCACGGTAACGCAACTCGTCACCTCGGTCCCGAGCGCGTACACCATCACGGTCACGAATCCGCAGGCAGGAACGCCCGCGACGTCAACGGAGAGTCCGCAAGATTACCGCGCTCGAGTGCTTCAGGCCGGGATCGTCGCATCCATTGGCACGCCAGCTTATCTGAAAACTCTGCTAGGCAAGGTGACGGGCGTTCAAGAGCGACTCGTATCGATCAACCAAGTATCGGGCGGTTGGCAGATCATCTGCGGCGGTGGCGACTCGTACGAAGTGGCAAACGCTATATTGCAAGGCGTTGGCGATATTGCCACGCTAAAGGGCTCGCAAATGGTCATTACTGGCATGACCAATGCAAACCCGGTTGTTGTCACCACAAATCTCGCAAGCAGTTTCGCTGTTGGATCGACATTCACGGTGACAGGAGCAACGCCCAGCGCGTTCAATCTGACCTACACCGTCGCCTCGGTATCTGGAACGTCAATCACGACGACAACCAACGGCAGCGGGTTTGGTACCTACACGAGCGGCGCGACGTTTTCGCCGAATCCGCGGAACGTGAGCGTTTCGCTGTTCCAAAATCCGAACACGTACACGATCCCGTACGTGAATCCGCCTGCCCAAGTCGTTACGGTCTCGGTGACGTGGAATACGACGCTCCCGAGTTTCACTGCTGGAACCTCTGTAGCACAACTAGCCGCACCGCAGATTCAGGCATATCTCAATTCGATCTATGCGGGTCAACCGATCAATATCGACGTGATGATCAGCACGTTCCAGCAGGCCGTCGCATCAATCATCGATGCGCAGAACATTACGACTTTGCAATTCGCGGTAACGATAAATGGTGTGTCGGTCAGCCCTTCGGCGGGAACAAACATCATCGCATCGGACCCGGAAAGCTACTTTTTGTGCTCAAGCACAGGCGTAACAGTGACGCAAGGATGATGCATGCAAATCGAATCTTTCGCTGTCACGCCGATCCAGCAGACGATCCCGAGTTATCTGTTTGCCGAATATTCGGACGATTCGAATCTACAGGCATTTGTCGATGCATATAACTCGCTGACACAAGGGTATCTTGACTGGTTCAACCAATCGCCGCTTGGGCTTTACACGTCCCCTTTCATCAATGGCCCACTGCTTGACTGGATCGGGCAAGGTATTTATGGGATCAAGCGTCCGGTTCTTTCATCTTCATCAACGCTGAGACAGGCCGGCTACAACGCTAACCCATACGATACCATCAGTTACAACGGGCAGTTTTACTCGTCAACGCAGACGGCGGCCATCGCAAACGATGACATTTATAAGCGGGTGATGACATGGCATCTATATCGCGGCGATGGGCAGCAGTTCTGCATGCAATGGCTCAAAAATCGCATCAATCGATTCATTAATGGCGCTAACGGCGGTGATTGGCCGGTTTTGAACGATCCGCCGTCGATCACTGTCTCGGGAAGTGTTTTCACCGTAACGACATATGACAGCACGGCTTTCGAGGCACTGAAAGAGTGTTATGCAAATTCGGTTCTTCAGTTCCCATTCCAGTACACGATCAACTTCATCACCGATAGCTTCATCAACGATGGGGGCGTGCTTTATCTGCCTTATGCGCTCACATATCCGACAAGCTCGATTGGTTTGGCGGCAGGGTCCGTGTGGTGGAACGGCGGGGTTATATCGGTGGTTCCAGGGCACACACCTGACCCCTCGGCCCCGGCGCTCTATTTTCAATACACCTTTCCAGCGCAATTGCTTGCGCTAGGAGGTGGGAATCTCCCCCTGTCAAATCCCGGTATAGGGACAGGTCAACTCTGGAACAACGGCGGCGTGATCTCGATCGCCTAGAGACCCATGACAATTTTCATGTTTGCGAACAACGTCTCAACGACGTTGGCGGGGGGTATTTCGTCTTCCTCGACATCCCTAACGCTTTCGAGTTCGGCCAACTTGCCGACATCAATCCCGTCCGGTCAGGCGTTAGTTATCACGCTCAATGATATTGCAACCCGCCAAAATTTCGAGATCATCTATGCGACCTCGATTTCCGGGGCAACCTTGAGCGGATTATTGCGAGGGCAAGAAGGAACTGCCGCATTGTCGTGGACAACGGGTGATCTCGCTTATAGTCCCCCGACTGCGGGCCAGATGGCTAATTTCATGCAAAACCCGCAGGCTATTGGCCGACTCCTGAGCATTCAAACATTTTTGGTTAATGGTACTTATGACCCATCATCTTCATTAGTAACCCGCGTCGTCGCGAAATTAAAAGGAGGTGGGGGGGGAAGCGCCGGAAGCGTCGCGACCGGCGCCAACCAAGTATCTGCTGGAGGGCCAGGAGGAGAGGGGGCTTATTGTGAAACGCTGATTACCAGTGGATTTTCTGGACAAACTGTTACGGTAGGTGCCGGTGGATTGGCTGGAACATCCGGAGGTAATGGTGGGAATGGCGGCGCGTCAACATTTATGGGAGCAACTGCTGGCGGTGGCTTTGGTGGTGGTGCAAGCGCTGCATCCAATCTGTCTGCTGTTGCGGGTGCATCGGGAATAGCTACTGCGTCTGGCGGAAACATTCTCAATGATAACGGCGGCGGCGGTGATCTTTCTTACTCATTTGCTCAGGGTTCTGGCGGCCTAGGAATTAGCGGTATGGGTGGTGGTGGTACTCAGCCGGCGGCAATGGGTCAACGATACGGATCTGGCGGTGGAGGCACCACCAATGGATTCAATAGTGCAGCAATCCCAGGATACGCCGGAAAGCAAGGTTATGTCGAAATATGGGAATACGCATAATGAAAATCCACGGACTACCGCGGCAATTGGACGGCACAGAACTCGTGACGATAGGCCAGATGCAAAACGGTCAACTCGCCGAGTGCACGATGCCGCTCTCCGAACTCTCGACGATCATCGGTGGCACCGCCTGGGCGGCCACTCTCTCGACCACGAAGCCCGCGCTTGCTGGCGTGCTGTGGAACGACAACGGCGTAGTTTCGATCTCCTGACCATGCTCAAAAAAATCCTGATCGCGGCCCTTTGGTTGCCGCTGGCGGCGCTCGCCCAAAGCTATCCTTCGCCGACGTTTCAGAATCTGACCGTCCTTGGCACGCTGACAAATACGGGCGGGGTGCCGTTGACGAGCCTTGCGACGCAAGCCGCCAATACAGTCGTGGCGAACGCGACAGGCGCTACGGCCTCGCCAACCGCCTTTGCGATGCCGTCGTGCTCGGCGAACGGATATGCGCTCAATTGGACGAGCGCAACAGGGTTCACGTGCCAAACGCTGACGGCCCATACATTCAATCTCGGCACGACGGATACGCCGACCTTTAACGGATTGACGGTTAATGGATCCACGGCGCATGGCGTAACGATCGGCGAGGGAAATGGGACGCCATTTGCATGGACTGCAGCGGGGACTGCTGGCCAACCCCTGCTTTCCGGCGGCGCGAGTGCTGATCCGGCATACGGGACTCTTGGGGCAAGCGGCGGCGGGACAGGTCTAACTACGATTCCGCAATACTCCGTCATGACTGGAAGCGGGACGAGCGCTGTCTCGACTGTCTCGCCGGGTGCCGCAGGCACGGTTCTTATGTCCAACGGCGCGAGCGCATACCCGTCATTTCAATCCGTAACGCCGGTTGTCTATACGCTGGTAGCCGGCGACAACACGGCCGGGCTTCAGGCGGCGATAAACGCAGCGGTAGCTGCTGGCGCCGATTTAAAGATGCTCGGCAATGGGTCCGTTTCGGGGAATCTGACGATATCAGGTGCGCTTCGCTGGTATGGGGCAAGTCGCAATCAGACCTTTTTGACGTGTTCGACGACGGCATCATGTATCACGGTCAACACGACGTTGGCCGTTGACATTCACGACTTCGAACTCGTGAGTTCGGTGTCATCGGGGACGACCACACAGAAGCTCATAAACTTCTCGCCCAGCACGACGATGAATCAGTGGTCGAAGGTTCACAATATGAACATCGGCGCGTCTGGCATCAGCATTGAAACAGGCGGGTCGGCAGGAATCGAAATTTACAGCAACGTTTTCGGTGCTCAAAATATCACCAACGCAATCTACATCGATCTCGAGGCAAATAACACGGCCAACTGCAATGGTGGAGAGTACAAGGTCCACGACAATTATTTCGTTGGTATTACCGGAGCAGCGCAGACGGGTGTTTTGGCACAATGTGTTGGAGGGGCATACATCCAACATAACAAGTTCGTGAACGTTGATCTCCCGGTAAATTTCTTTTTTCCCAACCTGGATGGGACGGGACTTCCGACGCAATCAGGCGACTTCTTCGTTCAAGGGAACTCGATGGAACTGTTTGCAGGAACGGCCATTAAGATTGGATGGGCTGGCAGCAACACTCTAGACTCATTCGAAGACCTGATGATTCAGGACAATGAAATCAAGTTTCCGACATCTCAGTCAAACGGTGGGGTTATCAACATCACACCGTCTCCCAGTAACATCCAATGGTTGAGGAACATTCACATTACGGGAAACGATTTGGGTGGCTACACATCCGGTTCAAATTTGCTAGTGAATGCTCAAATTGGGTTGAATTTGGATATTTCTCATAATCTCATGTTCGCCAATGTCTCCGGCACTCAAGCATTAAACGTGGGTTCGGCCGTGTCTGGATGCACATTGGGCCCCAACCTTCCCGAAGGACAAGGCGCGTTCAACACGGACTTCGTTGCAAGCACAATTTCACCCACCTGCTATCCGGCGATCGCTCCGTATTGATTGGAGATCAGCATGCTAAAGAAAGTCGCTCTGTTTATCTTCGCGATGCTCCTGTCTTCCGGGGTGTTCGCGCAAACCAACATTTTCAACAATAGTATGAGGTTGCTGGGCGGGGGATTCTTGACTAACGTCTCTCCCGCCACCGTGCCTCAATTGGATACTTCTGCACAGACCGGCATCACGGCGGCAAACGCCTCAAACGCTGCCATCACGGGGGCGAACGGAGCGTTCGCCGAATACCTTATATTCATTGGCGCATACGCCACTGGCGGCGATATCGCCATGTATGCATGCGGGAACTCTGCTTGCTCATTCTTCGGCAATGTCGCCGGGACATTCGTCGCTTCGACAACTAGCCCGGCTTCGGGGCATTTTTCCGTGGCTTATAACAGCGGGTCGAGCACATTTAACGTTTACAACAATTTCGGCTCAAGCGTGACATTTAAGGTCACAGTTATTAGAATGAACTAACTAATCACATCAAGAGAGCGCGAAGCGCTCTCTTAGCCTTTGGGGGCAGCATAGCGACCACATGATAGGCCAATCTTCTCCGGTAGAACATAACCACCCACTTTCGAGTTAGGTCTCTCACAAAGTTAGATCCTTTCGGAGAAGAATTGGTTTTCGGTATTATGTCGCCAAATTTTATCCTGTTGATGTTTGCAGGGAATAATGGCGCGTCGAGTGAGCTTACAATGCTCCACGCTTTCGCATCTTTAGGTGCCTCGACCAGTTTGTATGCCAGAACAAAATCTTCATTATCCGTCACCGCAGAAATGATGTATCCAGCAGGGTGAAGTCTAATGAACTTATCTCCAACCTGCCCAACGATAAGCGACCCGAGTCGCGTAGCCGAAACATCAACACCAAATGAATCGTATGCGATCGATATTATTCGCGAAAATTCTTTATCTGATAATTTATCGTATCCGTCGAATATATCAAGAAGCAGATCATTTGTTATGATTTTCTCTGGGCAGCATCGGCACAGGAAATTGTAAATTTCGCTGAATTCAGAAGACGACATGCGCTGCGATCTGTCGAACCAACCATTTCGAAGTTGAGCCGCTACATGGGTGTATATCTCATCCACCTGTCGTTTAAGCAATATGCCCTCAGAGCACATCGATCGACGAACGTCGTCAGTCGTGTAAACTCCTCGATCAATAAGAAAATTGAATTGCCTAACAAGGCCGAGTGTCCACGCGTAGTAGCGATATGTCTTGCTTAGCTTGGAGTATCTAACCCATTCCGTATCGTCGCCGGTATGATACGCTTTGCTCTCCATCTGACACAGGAATGCGGAAAAGCATTGAAGCGGCTCATTGGTCAAAACTGCAAGAGTGGTGGCGACATGAGAGAAGTGAGGGCCACAGTTTGAAATGATCTGCCCCCACACGTCCCGATCGAGGCATCTCCGCTCGAAGACCCAAGCTCCCATGTTTGTTGCCATGTAGTTGACGCCGTTTCGCATCACGAACTGCTTATAAGGTAAGACGGGGTTCGGGGATACGAAATGAGTCGAAACATAGTTGTTCGTCAAGCCGTGTGACGATACCCAAACAGAGTTGAAATAAGCAGCAGGACTGGTCGGGTTGCTGAGCCACCCAGAGAGAGCCTGAAGACCTTCCGGAAGAAAAATGCGCTTGTCACCAACGAGCCAAATAAATTTGCCAGTTGCATGTTCGGACGCGGCGTAGGCTGATTGCTCTGCGGTTAGCTCGAATCTTGATGATCGGACGAGCTTGAACGACCCGAAAACGTCTTTTATTCGATTCAAGTAGTCTTCGATACGAACATAATCTATGGGCGAACTGGGGTCCTCATTTAGGAACACAACCAGTTCGGCGCCTGCAAGAAGTCCTTCCGGCGCGTTATTAACTAATGATTGAAGGCATCGGCTAAGGTTTTTGTATTTTCCAGAACTGGGGAGCACGATAGAAATCAGAGGTTCGGTCATGACGTATCCGATGTCCTTTTCAGGTAGTTGGTTTTTCGCGGGCGTAGTATAGCCCATCACCGCGTCGCCGCGCCATTCGTCATCGAATGGGATGACCGTTGGCTAGAGGCCTTTCTGTTGCCTAACGATGGCGAGTAATTGCGGGAAAATTTGCGTTTCGCGGAACGCATAGCCCGCAGCACTGGGATGAACGAAATCGGAACTCATGTAGTCGTCGCACCAATTTTGATCCGCTATCCATGCTGATGCGAGCTTGAGCACTGGGTATGCATTGGCCTGGGCGATCGTATTTTCTGTGCTTACGAACTGCGACCATATTTCATTGTTCGCATCGCTGCGGCATATCGGCGTAGGTTCGATCATGACTGGCAGCGCATTGCCCGCACGAGCGGCGCTCACAAAGCCCAGCTCCGAACTAGCGTACTGAGCTGGACTCTCTCCTTCCACGTATCGGTCATTTACGCCCGAATCGGAAATGACCATATTTGGCCTCACGCTTGCAAGCATAGAGGCGAGCGTTTGTGTAGCTGGTCCGGTTCCGTTCACGATGTCATCGAATGTGCTGCCGGGCACGGCCTTCGCAACGACGATTACTGGTCCGACTTCCGGGTGTAGATCGAAATCAGATTGCAGCAGCGAAGCCGGGGTGAATGCCCACGCGTCACTGCAACTTGGATTGATCGGCATGGAACATCCTTTGTCGATCGAGTCACCGCTAAGCGCAATAACATACGGTGTTTTTTGAATCGCCGCGTTCGAAGTAGCGGTAGTCGATCCGCCACCGCCGCCTCCACACGCCGAAAGAATGCAGCCAGTAAGCGCGGCTACTACTGCTGCTCGCCATCCTCGAGTGGATCTGACGAAGCTTGCAAATCGATAGTAGCGCCCTCTTGCCGCATGCGTTCGATCACGGCCTCGATGTCCTTCTGCTTCAACACGAGTCGCGCCATCGCAAAGAAGAACATCTGAGCGCTCATCTTCCGCGGCTCCTTGCCGCCCGTGTACTTCCGAAACTGCTTGTCGTCCGATACGCCGAACAAGTCTGCCATCTGGGAACCGGTATATCCGAGCCGTGCTTTTAGGCGGGCTAGATCCTCCGTCGTCGGAGCCTTGTATCGCATGGGGTCGTCCACAGTGACGCGCAGAAGCGCGAAAAAAGTCGCTCATGATTCTTCCTTTCGGAGATGACGGGATGCCGAATGGCCGCCCTGTGATTGGAAGTATCAGCCCCAATGGGGCTTATGTCAAGCTTAATTTCATCCGCCTTCGGGCGGTTTTTCATTCCCAACGGAATCCCCCTGCATGAACCAAATCGACCCGATCGAATTTGGCCGCGTACTCGCGCGCCTTGACCAACAAGACCAGCAGAGCGCGGAGATGCGAACTGAAATATCGCAGATGCGAACGGAGATCCAGTCGTTACTCGCACTCGCGAATCGCGGCAAGGGAGCGCTCTTTACGTTGACATCGATCGGTGCGGCTGTAGGGGCTGTGCTCGGGGCTCTGGGGCACCATTTTTGGGGTAAATGACCGTGCAAGTCTCAGCCAACGGAATCGTTCTTACGAAGAGCTTCGAGGAATGCAGGCTAACAGCATATCCCGACCCAGCTACGGGAGCGGAGCCTTGGACGTGCGGCTGGGGCGCAACAGGCCAAGACATCCACAAGGGAACCGTCTGGACGCAGGCACAAGCTGACGCTCGGCTTGAGACTGATCTTGCTCGTGCCGCGCAAGCGGTCAATGGCCTCGTGCATGTCGAGATCACGCAAAACCAATTCGATGCTCTCGCGGATTTCACGTTCAACGTTGGCGCCGGCAACTTCCGCTCGTCGACGCTGCTGCGATTGCTGAATCAGGGCGATGTGAGCGGCGCGGCGAATGAATTTCCAAAGTGGAATAAGGCGAACGGGAAGGTAATGCAGGGACTCGTCCGTCGTCGCGCCGCAGAGAGGGCGCTGTTCCTCAAGACTTGATATCCGCAACACCGATATTCCCCGTTTATCTGCATAGCGAATAAATACTGGAGCGCGAATGCTCACATGCCCTCACGGCCTGCCGTACGAATGCGCATGCGCCGAATGCTTCAAAGAGGCGATGCAGCGCGAGCAAGAACGACAGAACCCCCCCGCCACAACCCGATCCACCCAAGACAGCCGCCTAGAGCGGCTTTTTTTATGCCCATCGTTCGCCATCTTATCGATGCTGCCCAAGGCAAGCATCCGCTCGGTGCTGCGCGCTCGCCGCATTGGTCGACAGTTCGCAAAGCGCATCTTGAGAAGTTTCCGACGTGCGCTGTCTGCGGCGGCAAAGTCAAGTTGCAGGTTCACCATCGCCGGCCTTTCCATCTCCATCCCGAGTTGGAGCTTGAAGAATCGAATTTGATCACGCTCTGCGAGGCTCCGGGCCACAACTGCCACTTGGTATTCGGGCATCTGCTCAACTTCCGCAGTTTCAATCCAGACGTCGGCTCGGATGCGTCCACCTGGAACGCGAAGATTTCTCAACGGCCGATGGCCGACAAGGAGTAACACATGAACAAACTCTCTCCCGCTCAAACCGGTGCGGCCGGCGCGGTAACGGCTGCTGTCCTGTCGGTCCTCGCTGCCATCGTCAAGCATTACCACATCGATCTCGACGGCGACGCGCAGGTATCTATTGCTGTCGGCATCGTGTCGGGCGCTCACTGGCTTGCGAATGTCGTCGCCTCGCGCGTCGGGGCCAAGCAAGCCACCACGCCCGCCCAATGAGATCCGCCCTGGCCGTGCTATGTCTCAGCTTGAGCGCGTGTGCTGGAACCGCTCACTACACCGTATCGCCGTTCTATGACGCTGGAGCGCAGCGCATGGTCTGCTGCCGCGCCGAGGCATTCAGCGGCAAAGACGTGTCTGCCGTGACGTTCGACCTCGCGATGCAACCGGGCGGTGCAATCACGGTTCATTTCAACGAGCAAGGCGTGGGCGCAACCGTTCCCATCCAAGCCAACACCGCCGCTGTCTCGGCCATCGCCGGAGCAGTCACCGCTACGGCGAACGCCGCGGCGAAATTCTCTCTGAAACCCTGAGGTTCTCAAATGAAAGCTCTTACGCTGCTTGCGGCGGGTCTCGTCGCGTTCTCTCTCGCCGCGTGCAATTCGGCCCCTGTTGCCAACCAATCGCCCGCGCAACTGCTCGCCACGGTGCATTCGCAAGTCTCGATCGCGTGTACCGCGGCAAAGCCATCGCTTGATTCGATCAAGTCGCTTGAACCCGGCCTCACGCCCGACCAAGCGGCCATCGTCGACAAGGTGTATGCCGATGCGAATGCATTCTGCGCCGTCCACGACACGGTGAGCGTCAAGAGCGTTTCGGACTTCGCCAACACGGCCATTCCTGCCGCACTGAAGCTCGTCAACGCATCCTCGCTGTCGACCGACGACAAGACGCTTATCGCCATCGGCGTGATTGCCCTGCAAACGGCTCTGAATACGGCTGTGGCGCAGTACAACGCGGCGCAGCCGGCAGCGGTTGCTACGGGCGCGAGCGCGTGATGAAGATCGAAGAGCAGAAGCACGACAGCGGTACGCGCTCAATGCTGTTCGAATGCCCTGGCTGCGATATGCTGCATGCCGTTTATCTCGAAAGCGGTCAGGGTGCCAACGTCCCCGTTTGGACGTGGAATTCAAGCATGGATAAACCGACGTTCCGGCCGTCCGTGCTTGTCACCTACCCATGGGGGCCGGAGCGCAAAGAGTGCGTCTGCCATAGTTTCATCACGGACGGGCGCATCGAATTCCTTCCTGATTGCACGCACGCCCTAGCCGGCCAAACGGTCGATCTGCCGGAGATCGAGCCATGACCGCAATCTCGGACGCAAGCGCTGTTAGGTCCGGGGTTGCGAGCATGACGCCGCATGCCTACGCGCTGCTGGCCCAAGAAGCGTATTCCGCCGTCCCCGACATCGGCGAAATTGACAGCGCTTCTCGCGCCATCGTGCGGCAGACGGCGGGTGGCCTCGTCATCGCCTTCCGCGGCTCGGATAACGCCGATAGCTGGATCACGGATTTCGACGTTGAGACGGTCGACGTCCCGGGCGCGGGGAAATTCCACGCCGGATTCTGGCGGGCCTGGCAGGCGATTTCGACGGACGTTCTAGCGGAGATTGACGGTCAGCCAGTGACGTTCGTCGGCCACAGCCTCGGCGGGGCGCTCGCCATTGCAGCCGCCCTCGACACGACCATTTCCGGCAACCCGCCCGTCGCCGTGTATGGCTTCGAACCGCCCAGGGTTAGCCCGGACATGAGCGCGCGCGTGACGCTGCGGCATGTCGACGTGCGCCTGTATCGGAATGGACTGGATCTCGTTCCTACTCTGCCTTTGGACTGGCGACACGCCGCGACGCTGATTCGCATCGGGAAACCTGCGCTGCCCATCGTCAACGTGATCGATCATGAAATCGGCCGCGTTGTTTCGGCTTTGGCTGCTATGGAGGGGGCAACTGTCTAGCCTCTTCCGAGAATGCTTTGCCGAATACGATGCCGTGCGGGCCGGCGCCCTCCATTTGTCTTGCGGTAAGCTCGACGCATTGTTTTGCTCCGTGGCATTCTGCAACATAGACCATTGACCCTTCAGCTGCTCCATGCCACGCAGTAAGCCTTGTGACCGGCCGCTTGCAGACTGCGCATATTGGCAATTGCATCGCCCCTCCTATCGATTAGCATCTACCGCATCGCGGACGTGGTTTCGACCTAGATCAATAACCCCATGGGG